ACACTGCCTATTCCTGATGGAATATATACGCTAACATATCACACTTCTACAGAAACAGTTACAAGGACAATTATGAGAGTGGACCAGCTTCAAGAAAAGTTTGACAATGCTTTTATGAAGCTTGATATGATGGAGTGTGATTTGGCTATCAAGAAGCAACAGAAAGTAACATTAGATAGCATATACTATTTTATTCAAGGTTCTATTGCAGCAGCAAATAATTGTGCTGTAGACACTGCAACAAAATTGTACAAACAGGCTCTTCGCATGATTACAAATTTTGCAACTGATGAGTGTGGATGTACAGGAAACAATTATACTATCACTGCATATTACAATTGTTAATTATGGCAAAGTGTTCAAAGTGTGGAATTAGTGTAGGCTGTGGATGTCAACTCATCAATGGTCTATGCTCTGCTTGTAATGCAGCACTTAAACAAACATCAAACAGAGTAAAGAATGTTATCGCCAAGGCTTTCCAATTGTGTTGAATGTACTACTATTCCAGTTCTTCTTTATGACATAGATTGTAAATTGAAAGAACTTGCTGAAAAGGAGTACAACAATATCGTTTTCTCTTTAAACAAGAAAACAAAAAGAGAAGTGATGAGTGATCTTTTGAACTACAAAAGAATCCTCACATTCAAGTATTGTAACCCTGACTATGCTCCCTGTTACACAGTTAGCATGATAGCTAGTAAGGTAAAATTGTTAATTCATAAATAATCGTAAAATGTCCTGCTCAAACTGCTTTAATGGCTGTGCAGAAATAACATCTGATAAATGTGTTAAATACACAGGAGAAAGTGTCCCTGCTTTGGGAATATCGTATGGAGATACACTTTTGCATGTTGAAAATCAACTTGTTAAATTTATTCTTTCCGTACTTGATGGTACAGGAATTGTAATTGATGTTCCTCAAAGTGTAGTTTGTGATCTTATTAAGAAGCATCTTCCTACATGTCCCAGTTATCAACTTGATGAACTTATCGTCACCATCATCAAAGCTGTATGTGATCTTCAGACACAAATAGACACTATAAACTCAAAAATCACTGCTCTTAATGCAGACTATACAATTGGATGCTTAACAGGTGTTACAGCTTCTTCAGATACACATAATATTCTGCAAGCTACTATTGATAAGCTTTGTTCTGTAAGCACTGGTCTTACGGCTTTGATTTTGAATGTAAACACCAACTATGTTAAGATAGCTGACATTAACACATACATTGCCAACTATCTTGCATCAGTGTCTCCTGCAAACAAGGCATATGCCAAAATGGTTCCTTATGTACCAATGCCATATGTAGGAGCACTTTCTGGATTTCCTTCTCCATCAGACCAATTAAGCACTTCAGGACAAGGAGTTGGATATTGGGAAAAGGTTTATTTATGTAATGGATTAAATGGCACTCCTGACCTTCGTGGTAGAATGACTGTTGGTGCTATCTCTGGTGTAGGAGGAGGACCTCTTAATGCAGCTGTAGATCCTTCTAATCCTCTCAATCCTAATTATACTAACGGCACTACAGCAGGAAACAACTTTATTACATTGTCAACAGCACAGATTCCTTCTCACACACATTCAGTGTTGGATAGTGGACACACTCACCCAATTAATATAGTGGGAACAAGCTCTCAATCAGATGCTCCTAATGGTGCTGTAGGATATCCTACATTCAACTCTACACAAGGACTTGGTGTATCATTTACAAATCCAGCCACTGTTGCAATCACTGCTAGTACAGCAAATTCAAACATTATACTTGGAAATACAGGAGGTGGAGAACCACATGCTAACAATCAACCTGCATATGGTACTTACTACATCATGTACATTCCATAACATATGAAAAAACTTTTGCTTTTGTTGGTTTTGCGAAAGTTTTTCCCTCGGCTTTTCTAAGCTGGGGGTTTTTATTTATAACTAATTGCATTACACTATATAATACAATTAGTTAAATTAATTTGGAAATTACCAAACCGTTTATTATCTTCACACCAATTTTTATCTTGTCAAATTTTATAAATGGCTGATAATCAATACCTTCTTGAAAGACTCAAAGAAATGTTACATTGGAAAAGGTCAAAAGCATATTATGCTGGTAAACTAGGCATTTCTATAGAACACATTGATGACATTTTTCAGAGTCTCAAAACTTCTAAAGATGTTGTAGATGATGCAGAAACTGCTCACTACATTTCAGAACTAGAGGAGACCATAGTGAAATATGAAGAAGATTTGAAAGAAGGAAAAGGCAGCGTTGTTATTAATTCTAAAGAAGAAATCAGAACACTTGATGAACTGATTGAAAAATGCAAAATAGACACTTCTAAATGGGAAGTGGTTAAATATGTTCAGAACTACTGGGGAAATGCTAAAACTCCCTATTGGCAAGTAAAAGCTTGGTTAGGTAGAAAAAAGGAACAGCATCTTTACCAAGACGCATTTGTTGAGTTTTTGAAAACCTATCAACCTGATCATAAGGTAGTTGTTCCTCCAGTTGAAAGTTATAAAAATGAAGCGTGTCTTGTAATAAACAAACAAGATGCACATTACAACAAGTTTGATGTAGGAGGTGATAATTCATTAGAAAAGAGATTTCATAGGATATTGATTAAAACACGCATTATTCTTGACCAAGCTCTTGCTTCTAACAGTATAGAGAACGTATTTTATGTTGTAGGCTCTGATGAAATGAATAGTGAGTTTACAAACACCACTACAAAAGGAACACCTCAAACTAATATCAAAACCTACCACGAAGCTTTCTCCAAAGTGTGTAATCATGAGACATCAATGATTGACATGTTGTTAGAAAGTTCTGAAAATGTGGATGTGATATATGTTCCGGGCAATCATGATGAATATGTAGGATGGCACATTATTACATGGCTTCAAGCATATTACAAAGATGAACCAAGAGTGACTTTTGATGTATCTCCAAGCTACAGAAAGTATGTTGGCTATGGTAGCACAGCAATGATGTTCAATCATGGTGATGTTATGAAAGGACAGAACCTTGCTCTTGTATTTCCAATGGAAATGAAAGAAGATTGGTCAAGCTTTGATAATTATTACATATTCACTGGAGACAAGCATCATGAAGTGACACAATCACTCAATGGCATTAAGTTTTTCCAAATCCCTGCTTTCTCAACAGCAAAAAGTTCTTGGGATGAGAGAAAAGGATATACATGTGTCAAAGGTGAGATGACAGCATTTTTAATAGATAAGATAGATGGAATGACAAACATCTTCAAACAATACTTGTAATGGCTACGCTTAGAAAATTGGTGTCTGATGTCAGATCAATGCACAGGTTGTTATCAACTGACAACTTGATTACGGATAGAGTGATTGCTTCCGAAATCAAGAACAACACTCTATTGCTTGTCAAAAGAGAAACCAATTTGAGAAAGCTATGGGCTACAAACACAATATTCACCACCATCCCTTGTTTGGAAATGGAGGAAGTTGCTATTTCTGAATGTTGCGATTATGTTGATGAATGTACAATTGCAAGAAGCAAATTTAAGCTTCCTAAGATTGCAGAAGGTAACTACCAATATCTTATACAGGGTGTGTATTCCATTAATGCAATGAATGGTGCAGCAAAGAAGATAAAAGAAATATCCATAAACAGATACATCAATCTTCTTAAGCTCCCTGTAATAAAGAACGAAGAATATTTCTGGATAATGAATGGGTATTTGTATGTTACAAATCCTATGATTCAAGCTATAAGAATTACAGCTTATTTTGAACAAGATGTTCCTAATGAGATGTTGTATCCAAAAGATTGTAAATGTGGAGTGCAGCCCACCAAAGATGACATTTGTAAAAATCCTTTGGATAAGGAATATGCTTGTCCGGGATATTTAGAAAAACAAGTGTTGGAGCTCACATCACAAAAGCTGTTAAATACATACTTTAAACTCAAGGATGATCTTACACAGAACAATGTAGATGGGCAAGCAGTAAATGCTCCTGCAGGAAGTTGATGAACTATGCCAAGAAGAACAATAGAATTTAGAACCGCAAGTAAAGAAAACTATAAAGACTTCTGCAAGAAGCATCCCACCATCTCTCTTACATTTGATGAATGGAGAAACATCCTCTACTCCTTCAACGAATCCTTTAGAAACTATATACTTGAAACAGGCGAAAGAGCCAAGCTTCCTTATGGGTTTGGTGAATTCACTGTTAATAAGAAGAAAAGAAGAAAGATGAAAGGTCTTAATGACGAATTCATCAATCTTCCTGTAGACTGGAAGAAAACAAAAGAGAAAGGTAAAATTATATACAACTTTAACTACCACACAGAAGGATACTTCTTTGGGTGGATATGGTTCAAAAGCACTGCAAGGTTTAAACAATCAGACTTTTGGTATTTTAAACCTACAAGAGTGACATCAAGATTGCTTGCTCACTACATCCAAACCAACGATAAATACCAACATATTTATCACACTTGGAAAATTTAACAAATGTCATACTACTACAAATATAATTTCACATCACCTGAAATGGTGTATTCCACTGTCAAAGAAGAGCTCAAGAGCTACTTTGATACAGGTGCTGTTGATGATTTGATGTTCCCCACCTATTTGGACAAATGTCTGAGGAAGTTGGGAAGATCTTCTTATGTCATCTCTGAAATTGCTCTTGATATTCAGGACTTTGAAGCTCGTCTTCCTGACAACTTCTATGCTGTAAGAGAAGCATGGATGTGCACAGAGATTCCTCAGCATCCCTATCAAACAGCTAACTCTTTTTATTCTCAGGCTGTAAGTGAAACTACAATTCAGGTGAGCCCTGTAGTTACAAACCAAGTACCTTGTAATTCTAATTGTCCTCCTGATAATTGCACTTGTATGCCAGATGTAATTCAAGCTGTATACAAGACCAATCATCAAATGACAAGGTCTTATAAAAAGTCATACTTGCTAAAACCGGGAAACATTTCTGCAAGAAACAAGTGTGAAGTAGAATATTCAGACAACTGGAGATTCACTGCCACCAATCCTGATTTACATGAATTCACTCCCGGGAGTGCAGGAATGGACAGCTTTGACATCAGAGATAATAAGTTTGTCACCAATTTCAGAAATGGAATTGTGCACTTGGTATTCTATGCTTACGAGTTTGATGGTAGTGGGAATCAGATGATTCCTGATAACTTTCGTATTAGAGAATACATTGAAGCCTTCATCAAGTTCAAAGTGTTTGAAACACTTGCTAATCAAATCAATGATGAAACCTTTGATCAACTTCAAAAGAAGCTTGGATATTACAAGCAACTGTCTGAAGAAGCATTCATCATGGCAGACATAGAGATTAAGAAACAAGATGTTTACGCAAAACAGAGGAGAATAAAACAAGACCTTAACAGGTTTAATATGTATGAACTCCCTAATAGAGTGAACAGAAACTGGCGTAGAAATAACTAATGGTCATGGCTGAAGAGCAACAATCAAATATAAAACAAGAGAGTACCTCGGCTATTGCTGGTCTTAATATGGACCAGACCCTTAACCAAGTGAAGAAGGGTGAGCTCACTTATGCCCTAAATGCTGCTGTTGAAAACTTTGATACAAATGGTGTAAACTATCAGAATGAGCCAGCCAATGAACTCTGTCTTAATTTCCCTGATGGATATGTCCTTATTGGAACTCATTTCATAAATGAGAAAAACAAACATATATTCTTTCTTGTAAATCCTGAAGAAGGAAAGAGTGAGATAGGATATATGGACAATAATGATTGTGTATACAGAACATACATAAACACTGAGTGTCTAAACTTTAGCATCTACCATCCCATTCATAAGAGCGTACACAAGATTACCAACTGCACCACAGAAATATATTGGACAGATGGTGTCAATCCTCGTAGGTATTTGGATATTGATGACTTGTCAAAAGTAAAACAGATAAAGCCAAACACCAATGTATGTGACAATGAAACCATTGATGTAATTGATTGTAACAAGCTGAATGTACAACCTGATTTTCAGATTCCTACACTCACGGTGAAAGATGTTGTGAATGCTGGAAGCTTGGTTGCAGGAACATATCAGTTTGCTATTCAGTATTGCGATGTTTCAGGAAATGGATATACATCTTATTATT